TCCTTTGGCAAATGGATTCGGAGCCATTCCGTATCGTGTCTTAAATGCCATTTTTGGTTGGAAGGTAGTAGTATCAACTGCGCGCATCATCTGCAACGGAACATATGGGCAATAGAAGATTCCTGCGTCATACGCACTAGATCCCTTGTATCCCACACAGCAGTAATTAAGAGCAGTTGTTGCATATGGATCAACAAAGACCTTAATCTTGCCGTTAAGAGTTCCAACAAAAGTGTTGCCCGTATCGTCAACATTCATTGAAACATTTAGAGCAGGAGACAAGTTCAAGAATCCACCCATTGCCAACGCAGATGCAACATCTGCGGAAACAATGATGAAATTTCCCTTACCTCGGCGAGTTGCCTTGGCAATAGCATTACATTCTCTTTCAATTTGGAACATAAGACCACGGAACTTTTCAGCACTCCATCGTCCGTCTGCGTCTTGTGTAAGATCGTAGACTCCACCAACAAGTTGCGATGCTCCCGATTGACAAAGACCACTTGCCGTTGATCCAGCACCCTTGTAAAACAAATCACTTTGCTGACAACCCAAAACTGCTGTATTATACACAGTCTTGACAACTTCACGATTAATTTCAGCAAGAATTTCTGTGCTGAGAATATTCGAAAGTTCAGTTTCTGCATCTAATCCGTGAACTGCCTTGAGATCCTGTGCCAATTCAATGGAATAGGATGCAGCGAGTGCACGAGTCTTTGCTTCAACAGCAACTCGATCAATCGAGAATGCCATTTCATTTGGTGCAATATTTTCACCGGCAGAAGTAGACATACCATTTCCTAATGTTACACCTGTATTAGAAGTTAGTTGCGTTTCGAAAGGATCTGTTCCTGCAGCAGGACCAACAGAACCACAAAGACCACTCCATCCACTCTGAACTTCATTAAAGAAGTTTTCTGTTCCAGTCTGTCCACCGTATCGTGAATGCATTGCAAAGATGAGACCTGTTGGTGCACTCATTGCTTGAACTCCACAAATGTCATACGCCATCAGATTTGGCATTGCTCTGCGAACAAGTTGAATGAGAATAGGATCATATCCAGCGATATTTCCTGCTGACGCAGCCAATGAAGTGTTTGCACCCATGACATTGAGAGGATTTGCTTCTGCAAGATACTGTTGTCGGCATGCAACTTCTTGGTTTTCCAAGAGAGTTGCAGTTGTTGCTCGACGATGTGCATCAGCAATTGCTGGCATATCTGAGTGATCCAAGACAGGCTTCCATTTTCGAATAGCAGCCTCATTTAACATTTGATCGGACATTTGTGATACTCCTTATTGTTAGTCAGATTTTTCTGACGGGTTGATTAAAGACTAGATTTCGTCATAGAACGCATATATGCTTCCATGAGCGGCGATGCTGATGTTTCAGATGATTCTTCAAAGGATTCTTCAATACCTTCTTCAGTTTCTTCTGATACATTTTCTGTGGATCCAATAGATCCGATATTTTCTTTGAGAACACTAAGTTTTTCTGCAAATTGTTCTACAGTTTCGAATTCAATGCTTTCGGAAAGTCTACGAAGTTTTTCGCTGTCGGTATCAATCATTCCTTCTGTGACTTCTCGGAAAAGAATTTCGCAACGAAGTTGATCGTTTTCTTCAGCAAGTTCCATATTCTTTTCTACTTGACTTCCAAGTTCGGTTTCAAGAGAATCGCATTGTTCCACAGCAGAATCAAAAAGATCTACTTTATCTTCTGGAACTTCGATATATGATTCGGTAAACAGATCCTTTAGATTAGAAATAAATTTCTCTGTGACTTCTGTTCGCAGACCATTCTCAACGGCAAGACGATTTTCTTGCATCCATTCTTCAACAACGTAATTAAGATACTCGTCAATTCTTTCAACAAGTTCTTCTGTCACTGCTGTTGTATGTTCTTCAAGAAGAGTTTCATATCCCGTTTGAAGTTCTTCTTCAATTTGATGAACTCTTTCTGCAACGTGTGCTTCGAAAAGAAGAGCTGTCTGTGCTTTGAATTCTTCTGAAAGTTCTTGTCCTTCAAACAAAGATTCAACTCCAACAAGTTCTGTGCCTTCTTTCTTTAGAGAAGCAACATATTTTTGATGTTCTGCATCAACTTCACTTGCAAGTTTTGGAGCAGGTTTCTTCTTAACAAGAGGTTTCTTTGCTCCACTCATTCGACTTCCAGCGGTAAGAGCACCAGCAGTAGCAGCGAGGGACTCGTCTACTTCTACTTCTTCTGTAGTTGCCTTGGCAGCACTTGCTTTTGGAGTAATTGTTGCTTTGTTCTTTGCACTAGAATCTCCGGTTGGTCTAGCAAACTTTGCTCCTTTTTTATTCACATCAAAAGTTCCTTTGCCATTTACATCATGAACATCTTCTTCTGCAAGTTCCGCTGCTTCTCGCATTGCTTTCTTCTTCTTTAGAAAATTAGATAATTTATTAGAAGATTCTTCTTCCTCATCTTCGTCTTCATCTTCGTCTTCATCTTCATCATCATCAGAACACTTAGCCTCTTCAATATTTTCTTCATCCGAAGTATCATCATCGGTGTCGTCAGAGGTATCATCATCCTCCACTACTTCATCCTCATCAGGACCAGCAGCGAATGATTCTCCTAAAACAACCTTCTTGATAATATCTTCAATTTTTTCTCGTGACATGACGGTGAATCTCCTTTGGAATATATGTAGACAATTTAAAGTTTTGCGATAAAGTCTGTGAATAAACGAACGGCCTGTTCTTCTAGATTCCTAGAAGAAGTTTTTTCAATTATTTTTTTATAGTTTTCGATTTGAACAGGTTTAATGATGCCGTTGTCCCAAATCCATTCTTTTCCTTCCATAATGCCGTTAACAAAGGCATTTGGAGCAGAAGGATCGGCAACCACATCTACGGAAGCAAGCATAAAGTCTTCTTGAACTACATTCACTCCGTCTTGTTCTTTAAGAGAACCCATACCTCGACTAGAAACACCAAGTTTTGCTCCTTCGTCCATAAGATTCTTTACTATCTTGCCGTATGGAGTATCTAAAATCTTGGCACGACCATACACATCATTTCCTTCTAATCTCAAGTCTTTAATGATATGCGAAACTCTTTCTAGATTAACAGTTGGTCCTTCAGGATGACCTAGTTCTCCCATTGCTCTATTTTGTTCCACATACTCTTTATTATAACGACCAACTTCTTTGCTCATTACTGAACCAGGATACATTCTTCCATTGCGGTTCTTGGTTTCGCTTTGCATGAAAACACCTTCAATGAAATAATTCTTCTTACCATCTTTATCTTCGGTAAGAAGTCTGACTCCTAAAGTTGTTTCAGTAATTAACTTCATAATTAGTCAATTCTTCCTACTCGTTTTCCTGTTTTCTTTGTATAAGCAGCACGATAAGCATCAGTCTTTGCATCTTTTTCTATTTCTGATGGTGATCTGGATGCTTTCTCTTTTGCCTTACGAGCATAAAAGTTATCGACATGCGCTTTGCGTGATTTAGCATCCGTGAAGTATCCGCCTTTAGATTCTTCAATTTCTTCTGTTTCTTCTGTTTTTTCTTCAGCATTATTAAAAACACCATTTGCTACTTCTAATCGTGCTTCATCTAATGCAAGTGCGCTCTTTGCGTAAAGAGACTTGAAAACAAGTTCCTTTGCTTCAGAAAAGTTCTTTAATGCTAGTGCTTGGATAATTTTTTTATTCATTGAAACTCCTATTGTGGTATGTGCTATTTATTTAGTAATTTTTGTGTCTTCGTGTCTATTTATATCTGTATTTATAGAAGATTGAAGTAAAGAATTTGATATATTTTCGTGTTCTGCTTCAAGTTTATCCTCTACTTTGCTCATTAATGTAAGAAAAATAGCATCTCTAAATTGTTTAAAATCTGTCAGATTTATCATTTCTCTGCTCCTGGTGGAGGAACAACTTCTCCAATTGTAATCTGTCTATCAGAAGTAGATTGAGGAGCAGCAGCAGGAGGTGATTCTTGTTCTTCATTTGAAGACCCATCTTCTCCACCAGTTCCTGGTTGTGCTTGTTGCTCTTGTCCTGCTGTACTAACTATAATTCCTTGTGCAATTTCTTTCTTTATTTGTGAGTCGATTTCATCAATATCTTCTTCAGTTTGACGCAGAATATTCTTACGAATCCATTCTCTTGAATAATACTTTCCAACAAAATCTTCTGCATCTCGAGCACCCAATAGACGATCCTTTAAAACTTCGGATTCTTTTATTTCAATAAAATGTGAGTCTTTTTTGAATTGAAATATTATATCTCCTTCAATCTTACTCCACTCATCTTCTCGTATAATTCCTTTTAATACCAATTGAACTCGCAATAATTCTAAAAATAACTCACTAAACTTCATACGCAAGCGTTCAATAAATTTGAAGAATTTAACTTCGTCTCTTGAGATTTCACTTGAACGACCCATATTAAATCCTGATGCTTCTTCTAATCTTGAAACAGGAACATTTAGACTTTGATATAATTTCTTTTGGAAATATTTTACATCATCCATTTCTCCTAAATTCTGTCCACCAGGAATAGTGGTAATTTCTGTTCCTTTTCCTCCTTCACGACGAGGCATCCAAAAATCTTCAAGCATAGACATATGCTTGCGTTGATCACCAATCTCGCCTGTTGTAGGATCATAAATTAGTTTATTGCGATATCGACGCATAAGTCCATTCACATATTCTTCTGCTTTTTGTTTAGGCAAATTTCCCACATCTACATAGAAAATTCTGCGTTCTGGTGCACGAGTAATTCTGTAAATAACAATTGCATCTTCTATCATTCGTAGTTGATTCAGAGCCTTAATTGCCTTGTGTAAGTATCCTACAATCTTTTTTCTTTGTGCATCATACAAACCAGAATGAACAAAGCAGATGGCATCAGGAGAAATCTTCAATCCTTCCATTGTTGCTGCTCCGCTTTTATTTTCATTCTCGCTGAAAATATAAAACTCTTCCACAGAAGTAACCATTTTTGCTCCTGCGGTGTCTTGTGTGTTTATTGGTTTTTTATTTATTTTTCTAATCTTACGAATCTTTGTAGGATCAATTGGTCGTAATTCCATGATTCCTTTTTTCTTATTCTTTTCATCAACTATTATATGATAATATAATCTAGAATCAATATACCATTTACGAAATGTTTCAAATCCTCTACGAGAAGAATTAAGAAGTCTAAGCACTTCTTGAAATTCATCTTCAATTTTATCTTTTATTGATTTGGATATGTCTAATTTTGCAACATCTATTTTAACAATATCGTGAGATTCATCATACACAATAGCCTCATTACAAACATCAGAGATAGCAGATTCTGCTTCAGGCTGTAAAGCCATTTCTCTGTATTTGTGTATGAGTTCTATATCTGTTTTGATTGAACCATCAAAATCAACATACGAACCAAAATATCCACCTGCTTCTACAGGTACTGCTCCATCTTCATAATCTGGAGGAACAAACGAAACAACTTTTTTATCGCTGTCTCCATCCGATGGATCTTTTCCAGGACTACGACCAATCACTAAACCAAAAAGGTTAATTGCCATAAATATAAAGTCCGATCAGAAAAATTGTTATTAAAAATTAAGGACCAAATCCACCACCAATGATAGTGTTTCCAGAAGCGGCTCCAATTTCTGCTTGACCAGTTGCCAATCCTGTTACACTCGGAGCTGCTTCCCACCAAGAATATTGCAAGGTCACGGGAAATTCTGCGATTGCATCATTATTTTCGTATCCTAATTCTATTGCTCCTACTTCAGAAGGAAAACATCCTTGAAATTCATATGTTCGCAATGGACTACCATCACGCAATAATTGCGTAACACTCCACGGAACCATTAGTTGCATAAAATTATTTGTAGTAACATTAGAAACATGAGTATTGAACTGTGCACTCCAAAATTCAAAAGCAGAACGAAGATTTAGATTTGCATCTGATATAATCGTTATACTCCAATCTGCAAAGGTACGATCTCCAGGAATCTTAATCTTTCGTCCTCTGTAAGGAATTTCAATCTGCCCTAAAGAAGAAGCAGGAATCTGTGCAGATTTACACAGGAATGAAATTGCAGTACTCGTTCCAGTTGCATCCACTGCACCAGGAATTGTTCCTGTAACCTTAAATAGATTGGTGCGAACTCCTCCGCCTGCAAAGGCACTTACGAATCCTGATATATTGTTGTTTGGTTGTACTGGTTCTGCCATGTTATCTTACTCCTTTGTGTTATTTATTTAAGCTCCGACGACTTCCGAAAATGCTATTCCTGATGATGTTGCAACAAAATTCAACTGAATAAAGTTGACTGTTCTTGTTGGTTTAACAAAGATACTTGCGACGAATTCGCTACGATCAATAACATCCGCAGTATTGTTTGTTTCATCGCAAACTACCAAGAAATCAGTGATTCCTCTGCGAGCAACAATAGTCTTCAAGAATGGAATAATCATATTTCGGAATTGTGCACGAGTAAACGAATCATTCTGTTCGAACAAGAAATACTTTGATGCAATTGAAATAGATTTTTCAAGAATAATGAAAAGTCTACGAACATTAATTCTATCAAAGGCACTAGGGCGAGTTGCCATAGTCTTGTCTCCAAAGAGAATTGTGCCTTCTCCAGGAAAAGAAACTACTGGATTAATTTGACGAGTATATAATTCATCTCTATGTGGTTCAGATGAAGGATTATATGCAAGTTTAATTGAATTCTTAATCTGACCACGGTTGAATCCTGCTGGACTATACCATGCGTCATTAGTAAATTCAGTACGAGCAACTAATCCTGCAATATCTGGATTCAACGGCATTGTTCGAACAACATTATTGTAAGTATCGAGTTGATACTTCCATCCACTATCTGCAAATGCGTAAGAGGAATTTACATTTAATGTGGTATCTCTGAATGTTTTAATATTATTGAGTGCTGCGTATGGCAATGCACCTACAACATC